GCGCCTCTTTCTCCAGCGCTTCCAGCTGCCGCAGGCAGTCCGGATGGGCGGACAGCACGCGTTTCAGATCTCCGCCCGGCTCATACACGAAGCTCTTGATGACACCGGCCTTTCTCTGGGACGGTACCGCCACAAAGCTCCACTCATAGGCATCCGTGGGCTCTTTCAGCGTAAAGAAGCACAGTTTTCCGCCGTACCGCTTGCCGCCCTGGTGCTCGCAGTGCTCCTTTCCACAGATGGAGCAGCTGCGTCCTGCCACACTGCACCCGACGCTGACCTCTTTCTTGATGCCTGCCTCGATTTCTTCGATCAGCGCCTCATTTTTCTCACTGCGCAGCATGTACGCATAGCCCTTCAGATACTGGCACCCATCACCCGCGCCGGTCTTGCCGCTTTCCCGGCAGACTTCAGTCTTGTACAGTCTTGCGGTCTGTCCTTCAGCGGACCAGTTGTGGTCAAAGATGCCGCTTTTTCCCACAAACAACCGGCTCAGCGTCTCCAGCGCCTCCTCATCGAACCGCTCCCAGTCCCTGTCGATCTCGTTGTCGCACAGTCGGATGGCGAAGGTATAGACCTGATCGGGCGTCAGTTCCGTCTTGCTCAGCCGGTTGATGAGGATCATGTCCTCCCGGGATACTTTGTGCCGGGACACGCTGCCCGGTTCTTTTCTAATTTCCAATGGGGTGCTCCTTTCCGCATAAAGCGTTCAATTTTATGTTCTGCGGGGCCTTGTTTCCCGCGAAGGCTTACTCGCCGTCATGAGCAGACATTTTTTCCGCGGCCCGTTCAGCCGTGTCGTTCTCAAGGGCCAGCTTTCTGGTCTGTTCCTTGTACCAGTCCGCCTTGGCTTCCTCAAGAAGATCCTGGAGGTTGATGTCGTCCCAGACTACCTGGAAATCGCACACATACCCGTGCATCCGCAGCCACAGCTGGCAGATTCTCTCAATCGCCGGAGTCAGAGAGCGCCGGATAGCGGTCATCTCAGTGGTCAGCATATCGGCCTGCTGGGTGCTCATCCGCTCCGTGCTGGACCAGCTCAGTCCCAGCATAAACGGGGGAATCCCCGTCTTGCTGACGAGCTGCTCCAGGATCTGCCGGATGGGTACGGTGCTGTCCAGGATCTGGTTATCCGCGCCGATGACCTTGATGTCCACGTCGCCCACGGCGACGAAATCCCGAACATCACCGTTTCTGGTCCGCTCCATGGCCCGGCTCCACTCGCTGGCCAGCTGACGGCTGCGCTCCTGTGCCATGCCCCGTTCCCACTCGCCGTCCCCCGGCTTGTAGACCACGGCGAAGCGCACATTGCCCATTCTCTCCCAGTTCACGCCAATGGCGTAATAAATCTTGCTGAGCAGATCGGTCAGAAACGGCATAGATCGCAGCAGCGAGACTCCATAGGGCGAACCTGTCTCCGGGTTAAAGGGCGTGAACAGCAGCAGCTGCTGCTGGGGCAGGGGAGAGATCTGCCCATAGGCGTCCTGGCCGCACAGTTGGAAGTCCAGCGGTCCGTCACCTTCCTGGACCTGCACATCCTCCACGCGGCCGCACAGGACGGCGGCGATGTCCCGTTTATCGGCGGCAGGCACGATCTCGCCCACTGCCTGTCCGCAGACCAGCATGGAGTCCAGGTACTGATCCAGGAATGCGTTGATGCCCCGCTGTCCCCGGCCCACGTCCACGCGTTCCAGGAACATTCGCAGGCCCCGTTCGGCCTCCGGGTCCTCGCACTGTACGGAAACGCCGCCGCACAGCCGGATGATCTTGTAGATGCACGCGTCCACCACGGGTACGCTTTCCCGGATTGCCCGGTACAGCCGTACCTCGCCCTGCTGCAGAGCGGTGTAGCCGCCCAGCATCCCGAAGGGGACGCTGTCGCTGCGTCTGATCTGCGGCGTGGCCGCGGCCTCAAGGGCCGGTTCTCGTTTTCTTCTGAATAATTTCATCACTCAACTCCTTTCAGGCAGCCATAGACTGCCAGGGCGGGTCCGACAAGGTGAGAGGAAAGGGTCGTTGATTGAAGTGGCGGAGAAAGGCGGCTTATCCCTTCCGTGCCACAGAGCAAAAGACCCCTTCGCTCTCGCTCACGTCCGCCACGGTGGCGGCGAAATACCGCATGTCATCCATAGCGTGATCGTTGTCCTTGTGTGGGGCGTCCCGCCCATTGGTTTCCTCGCTCCAGCGGTACAGCGCCATTTCCCTCAGACAATCCTCGCAGCCTTCGCAAATCACGATGCGCCCACGTTTCAAAAGGTCGGCGGTGATGCGGATACCTGAGAGGACGTCGTTGTTGGCCTTAATGACGCGGTAGCCCGCCTGGCGCAGGGCGGTGATAAAGCTGGCGGCGGAGGGGTCCACCACCACGCAGCGGATCTGGTGCTGGCCAGCCAACCGCGCCAATTCCGCCACATATTCCTGGTCCGTCAGCTGGACGCCGGTACGCCTGGAAGCGTAGTAATATTCGCAGACTCGGTACCACACGCCGTCGCTGAGGCCCCAGAGACCGAAGGAACAGGGATTCGCGGTGCCGTAGTCCACGGAGATGACATACTCCTCCAGTTCGCCCTCAGGCACGGGCCGCGCGTCCCGAGCCGGGTCGAAGAAGTCGTAAATCAGCCCCTTGGCGGCGGTCCATTCCCCCAAAATGAACCGTCTGTAGAAAGCTCCGCTGTAGCTGGACCGGTAACGCTGCCGGATGCGCGGGGAGAGCGAGGGGTTGTCCTCCATAGTAAAATGGAGGTACAAGGTGTTCCGCTGCTCCGCCTTCAGAATCCACTCCTGATAGAACCAATGCTGCGGTCCTTCAGGATTGCAATTAAACCAGAGTCTGGACCCCTGCACGCTGCACCGTGCGATAGCCTGCTCGACGAAGGATCTGGGCATGAGTGCGGCCTCATCCAGCAGGACGCCCGCGAGGGTAACGCCCTGGATAAAGGCTGCGCTGCCCTCGTCCTTACCGCCCATGAGGTAGAACCGGTTTTCCCGGCTTCCCCGGCGGATGAGCAGCAGGTTTTCGCTCCGTTTCTCCTTGCATTGGAACCCGAGCTCCCTGAGCACCGGCGTGAGCTCCTGGAGGAGGTTGCGCCGCAGGGAGACGACGCTTTTGCCGCAGAAGGCGAATTGCTGATCCTGGAAGCATGCCATAGCCCAGCAGACGAAGCTGAGGCCCATGCACAGGGTCTTACCGCTGCGCACAGCTCCGTCGCAGATGATGGCATCGCAGTGCCGGTCCGCGGATTTAGGGCCCCACCAGCACATGACACGTTTTTGCTTGGAGGAGAACCGTTTGATTTTCATTCGTCCTCAGCCTCCAGAGCATTCAGCAGGGCGCTCATGCTGTCCTCGCCGCCCCCGGCGCATTCCAGCAGGAGGGAGATGGCCTTGATACGGTCCATGAATTTGACCTCCACGCTGCCGGCGCTGTTGATCTTGAACTCGCTGACGCCCCAGAGGTCCAGGCTGCCCACGTGGGAATCGCCGGGCTGGAGGGCCAGGGAGATCGCGTCGTTGGGTTTGGACAGCGCCACACGCCGCAGCGCCTCCAGGATCTCATCCCGATCCAGTTCCATCGAATCACCGTCCTTCACCCATAGGCCGCAAACGCGGAAAAGTTGCACGCGGGGGTGCAACGGAGGGAAAAATTTTTTAAAAAATTTTCCCGCAGAGCATCAGCAGGGGGTAAGGGGCCTGGTATGTGGATATAAAAAGCGTCCCGGAGAGATGTTCCTCTTCGGGACGCTATACCTTATTTAAATTATATGAGGACAATTTCAATATATCTTGGCTTCCGTGTATAGTATACTGTATTCTGCAAGAGGGGCGGGGCCAACTCCGGAAGGAGGGAAGCCCATGAGTATCTCAGATGCCATTGCGCTACTTATGCTTGTGATTGCGGCTGTTTCGCTGGGCTACCGGATCGGTAAGGGCCAAAAGAAATAGCCGCCCCCTGTCCCTAGCAAGAAGCGGCAATTTCAAGCTATAAACTTGTCAACTTGGCCGCCTTCCTGCAACCACCAGGGAGACCGCCCTCTCTTGTTTCATATTATAGTCGCTCCATATAGAATTGTCAAGACCGTATCCGGAAAAAGCCGTATTCAGAGATCAATTTTGCGGAACGGCTCCGAGATCCCCCAAAAAACGAAATTCCCTTACCCAAAGTTGCACATTCGCGTGCAACTTTGGCGCGTTTTTCCCTACATTATATAAAGCGGACCTCCCCCTCCGGATCTGCGCAGGGTAATATTTCACGCAATGTTACGGTTATATTACAACCCTGTCCGAACCATTGACAAAACGGGAAACGGATGATAAACTCGCAAATGTAAACCACGAACCCCCGCCCCGGATGTTTTCCCCGGAGCAGATACGGGACCGGCTAGCCACGGTATGTGCGCCGGTGTAGACGATGGGAAGAGGGTAAGGGGCTTACCAAATGGAGTAAGGGGATGACAGATTGGCTGAAAGTGTCGAAAATGTGAAATTTTTGGTAACTTTTGACACAATTAGTGGGAAAAAGTTCAGCCGCTTCTGGAATCGACTTGCTACCAAAATCAGAAGGAGGAAATGATCCACCATGAGAAATCTGAAAAAGATTCTCGCACTGGTGCTGGCTTTGGTCATGAGCTTGTCCCTTATGGCAA